GGAGCACTGACCTGTTTAAGATCTGGTGCTAGGTTCTTTTTCCTTCCGTTAACGGCTGGTACTGTGCCGTTACGTGCTACTTGTATCTTGCTTCCGCGGAAACTCATTCTCTTGTTACTTGTTTTCTCTTTAGTTTGATAAATGTTAGGAATGTATTTATCAATGGCCCGAATTGCAGCTTGGCCACCCACCGCGACAGCTGCAGCCGATCGTTTGAAACCCTTACCGAAATTTCGGTGGGCAAACAACAAATCAGCATGTAGCAAATCACCATGAGTGGCGTAGGCGGCATCATGATCTCTGCAGGTATCATCAAATTCATCAACGGCAGGAACATCAGACACAACACTGTTCTGATACTCGCCCGCTGACGAACCTGGACCGCAATAATTTCCATGATACTTCATCTATAATGGGGAATAATTGTAGAGTAAGTAATTATCAATTGTCTCAATGGTGTGCTCAATGTTCAGTTGGTCATAGTATTGTTCCATGGCCACCTGTTCATCAGGAGTATATCCCCATGCCATCATGAAGCTAGTTCTGGCATCTGGAGTGATGGGAGCTTCCTTTGCTTCCATCCTCACAGCTAAGAACCGCATTCCTGACTGCATGTGCACAGCATCTTGCATGTTTGATTTAATTCCGTTACGCATGTAACACTTGTAAAAGGACTCCATAACTGGAACCCCACCACAAAGTGCTAATCCACACTCGCCAACAGCATACAGCCATTTCCTCATAGCTGATTCGTTGTCGAGTGGGAAGAGACACATACTGTCCTTCTCTCGTGCGGTATCGAAATTTCTTACTGCTACATTTCCACGTGACGTTCTGAGAACCCGCATCTGGCAGAACTCAACGTCTTCCAAATTGTGCGCGCTGGGCTCTCTCGTCATACGGAATCCCATTTTGATGAACCATTCATCCAGACCTCTTACAAATTCTAACTCATGTTCACGTTCCATAAATACAACACAGTCATCACCATTGTTAATAAATTTAATTGGCACACCACGTTCTTTT